GCTACTAGATGTAGTATGTTTGCCGACCCCCACCCCCCTTAACGTCGATTATGTAACTAGCACAGGCACACGTAGGTTGTGTTTTACACAAATAGTTCTTATGATATAAATCTGATATGCGTAATGACTTTGATGTCTCTTCAATGGACTATAAAGAAGCGAAAGAGGCACTACTAAAACTTGAACTACGAAGGACACAACTAGAACTTTCTGCAAAGGCAAGAGACTCCTTTCTAACGTTCGTTTCAACTGTGTGGCCCGGGTTCGTGGAGGGTGAACACCACCGCAGGATCGGTGAGAAGTTCGAAAAGGTACTATCGGGTGAGATTAAAAGATTAATTGTAAACATGCCTCCTCGACATACAAAGTCTGAATTTGCTTCATACCTGTTTCCTGCATGGCTCATGGGCCACAAACCACAGACCAAGATCATTCAAACAACACACACAGCAGAGCTCTCGTATCGCTTTGGTCGTAAAGTTAGAAACTTGATGGACACCGAAGAATATCGTAGTGTATTTACAGATGTTAAACTCAGTCAAGACAGCAAAGCGGCGGGCCGTTGGGAAACTAATTATGGCGGTGAGTATTTCGGTGCTGGTGTCGGCGGTGCTATTACTGGGCGTGGTGCTGATCTACTTATTATCGATGATCCTCATTCCGAACAAGACGCAATGTCAACAACAGCAATGGATAATGCTTGGGAGTGGTATACATCGGGTCCACGTCAACGTTTGCAACCCGGAGGATCAATCGTCTGCGTGATGACTCGTTGGTCAGAGAAAGATCTGACCGGCAATCTTGTCAGAGCAATGAGCGAAGTCAAAGCCGATCAATGGGACGTGATTGAGTTTCCTGCGATCTTACCGAATGAGAAACCTGTCTGGCCTGAGTATTGGAAGCTGTCTGAGCTAGAGTCTGTAAAAGCATCCTTGTCCGAGAGAAAATGGCAGGCACAATGGCAACAGAACCCTACCGGTGAAGAAGGAGCCATCATCCGACGTGAGTGGTGGCAAGAGTGGGATAAAAAAGAAATACCAATGCTACGCCATATCATACAATCCTACGACACAGCGTTTACAAAAAAAGAAACAGGAGACTACAGTGCCATATCGACGTGGGGTGTATTCTATCCTGATGAAGTGACACCAAATATAATTTTGCTGGATGTCGTCAAAGATCGTTTTGAGTTCCCGGAGCTAAAACGTGTAGCCATGGAGCAGTATAAATATTGGGAACCGGAGTCCGTGATCGTCGAAGCAAAGGCCTCGGGCCTCCCGCTCATTCAAGAGTTACGTCAAGTAGGTATTCCCGTTATCAACTTTACACCTAGCAAAGGCAATGATAAGTTGTCCAGAGTGCACGCTGTTGCTCCTGTGTTTGAGAGCGGAGCAGTATGGGCACCAAAAGAACGCTGGGCTGAAGAGATGATAGAAGAATGTGCTATGTTCCCACACGCAGAACATGACGATCTTGTAGACTCCATGAGTCAAGCATTAATTAGGTTTCGTAAGGGCAACTATGTTGCATTGTCAGATGACTACGAAGATGAGCCCACGGACCACGGACAAACGGAGTATTACTAATGGCCTATAATCCTTTTGATGAAGTAATCGAAAATGACCCTGCATACAAGATGCAGAATGGTGGTGTGGAACGCACAGTCATCCCACAAAAAAGAACAGATTATAGTCAAGGTCCCACTGCTGCACCTTTTGCAAATACTGTCACAAAGGCTTTACAATTTATTTCTCCAGAGCCAGAGAACTTAGAGCAGTTAGAAAAAAATAAAATTCTTCGATCACTGTCCACGGCCCAAGCACTCAAAGGCACTGATTACGCTGAATATGCAGGACGACCAGACTTACCATCATTTGTAATACAGGCTCCTGGTGTCAAAGAAAGATTAGATGAAGCGGGATTCGTACCACAATCTGCATTTGAAGCAGTTTCTAAGGGCGGGGATTTTTTAGCAGGTGATGAAAGAAGAGCATTTGAAAAATTTTCACGGGGAGATAAATTAGAACAAAGTGATATCAACGCAGTAGCAATGACATCTTTGATAGGATTGGATGCTGTAGGACTTGGAGCACTCGGCACTAGACTTGCAAAGTTTGGTTTTAAAACAATCAATGACGTTTTAAAATCTACCTCAAAAGATCCTGATGTCTTGAGAATACAATCAGCGTTTGGTGGCTCACCTGTTCCGTTAATACAAGATACTGCTAAAGGACCACCGGGTATGCAGACTACTCCACGAGTTGCCTTATCACCAGACGACGGAAGAGGTGTCGTGGACTTAAGGAAAGATCCTGAAAAAGTAAAACAAATTCAAGCAACAAAGTTAAAAAAAACACAAGAAGAATTATTTGAGCCTTACCGACAAAATTTACAGGACTATTTAGCTCAAACTAATGTACCTTCGGCAAAAGGTTTTTATAATTATTTAACAGATAACAAGATACCGCTCACACTCGAAAAATTAAATGTGCCTGGTAAAAGTCAAATATATGACGAGTTAATCAAGGCAGGTGTTCCTGAATCAGAAATAACTGGTGCTGCTGGATCTAAATTACAAAAAATTCAAGAGTTTACAAAAAAAGATTATCTTAGTGACGCTGCAAAAAAAAATGTGGTATTGGGTAAATCTGGTTTCATAAATGTAGAAAATTTAAATAAAGATTTAATAGCTTTTAGAGATAAACTAGCAGCAGATCCGTCATTACAAGGTAAAGGTATAGGCACTTATGAAAAAATAGGCGGCAGATCTTTAAGATCTATATTAGGTGATTATCGTTTGGGCGGCAGAAGAAATGAAGAATATGGTGACATAATTTCATCAGACCTTATTGAAGAGATTAGAGGTTTTACAAAAAAACCAACAGCGCCACCAAGAGAGGGTGGTATTAGAGAATATTTACCTGCACCTACAAAAGTAGAAACTAGTGAGCCAGGTCTTTATGGTAGCGCTGCCTATCCTACAGCATTACAAAAACTTGGTGACGCTTTCAGAACTAATTTCAAATTTTTAGACCCACAGACAGGAGAGGCGGTTTACGATTTTACTGATCTAGAGAGTTTTGAAAAAACTGCAAGGTTATATGGCATAGAAAGAGTTCCTACTGGAGCTCCAGACGCAAGATTAATGCAAATAAATAATCAAGAGCCAATTTTAAAATTAGCAAGAGATATTGAAATATTACAAAATAAATCTGGTGCTTTTACTAAAGCACAAATACAAGGGTACTATGATGTTATTAATGATAGTAAAAAATTATCTAATTATACTAACCAAAGGTTTAGGGAAGTAATTGAAAATAATCCTGAATTAAAAAAACAATTAATAAACGAATACACAGAGTATTACACTAAGTTTCCTAAAACAGAACTAGTAATAGATCCTAAAACAGGAAAAGAGGTAACAAGAAAAATACCTATCGAAGAATTAACAGTTGACGATTTTATTAACGCTGCAAATAGAACCTTTGATGGACACGTCTCGCATATTTTTACAATATCTGATTTTCCAAGTGCAGGTAAAGGTTTAGAGGGTGTAGGTGATATATCTAACTTTGTTCGAACAAACTACGGTGTAGAAAATATAGCTTTGCAAAAAAGAGGAGAAAATGCAGTCGATGCAGCTATAAAAGGTATAAATAAAAAACTTAAAACAGGTGCAGATATTACTGATGAAATAGCTACGTTACAGTATTTTGACAAACTTTTTACTCGTAAAGGTATGGCTTTGTATAGAAGAATCGACAAAGAACAATTAACACCTGAGGTAATTGAAAAAATAAATGCTGGATTAGGAAGAGAAGGGGTAGCGGGAACAATTGCTGACAGAACAACTGATGGTAAACCTATACCAGATGACATAGCAAAAAAATTTAATGATATTTTTATAGGGTCAGAGCAACCATTAACACTCGAACAAAACATAGCAAGGTTTGATGAGTTGATGGATTACTACATAAAAAATCCTGAAAACTTGAAGGTATCAAAGTCCAGTAAGCCACAACGTAAAGATGTTTTTGTAGGGACCTTTCCAGAAACTCCATATTTTAAAAGAGGGTTTATTGATACTGCTTTAGCTGTACTAGAAAGAGAAACTAATTTTAAAAAAGGTGGTATCTCCATGGTCAAGGGTGGTATGGCCATAGGTGGTCAAAACTTTACAGAGAACATGAATCAACAACAGTTTACACCTGACCCTGGTATAGAGGGCATGAGTGCCTTTGACCAAGCAGTAGAGTCTGGTAATCTTACAGCACTAAATATACCAAAAATATTTAAAGGTTTGGGCGAAGCGTTTGGTGTGTATACTCCAAAAAAAGTTGGTAAGCCTTTTACAGGTGAAATGTCTGCAGTGACACCTGTAGAAAAAGGTGATTTTCCACTACAATCTTTTACCTTAGAAAAAATACAAAACTCACAAACAAATCAAGCAAAACCACAAGACTGGATTAATGAACTACAAGGCGGAAAAAATGTTGCACCAACTTCAGAATTATTAGACTCAGGATTATTTCAATATCTTGCAGATTATGAAAAGTATTTTCCAAATCAAAGAATATCTAAAGCAACATTACTTAAAGTATTAGAAGAGAATCCTATTTCTAATTTAAAAGTTAGAATAAAAGGAGCAGAAACAGGCGACCCTGCATATGATACGTACATGGGTAGACCTAGACATGAAAATGCAGGTAATGCACGTATTGATAGAGCAGCCGAAGATTACAGAGAAGTTATTATTGAGGCGGGCACACTACCAACACAAAAATCAGGTGAAGAGTTTGTGAACAGTACACACTTTGCAGAAAAAAATGTTTTAGCATTTGGTAGAGTGGGAACTTATAAAAACTCAAAAGGTGAAAACGTAGCTGTTATTCAAGAAATGCAGACAGATTATTTAACGCAGGTTCAAAATGAGAGAGAAAGATTAGAGGCTCAAATAAAAAAATTAACAAACGATAAAACTAAAGCAGAGGAAAGACTAGCTGCTAACCCTGAGTCCTATGACGTTGAAAGAAATCAAAATATAATAAAAGAGGCTGATTCTAAATTACCTGCTTTACTCAAACTACAAGAGAGTAATTTAATTAAACCCTATCCAAACATAGCGGCTCAAGAATTGATACCTGGTTACAATAAACAGCTACAGGACTTGCAAAAACAAATTAATGATCTCTCTATGCAAGGTGTTAGACGAGAAAATCCAGAGTTTTTAATGCAGATAAATAGATTAGAAGGCGAACAAAAACAAGTATTAGAGGCTTTATTAGATTTAAACAGAGCAAGTGGTTATGATTTACTTGCGAAAGATGTACAAGTGCCTGACATATATCAAAGAGACGATCTGATTAATTATTCAGAAGGCTTAAATAATTATGTAAGCATGAAACCGATTAAAACATTTGCTCCAACACCTTTAAATAAACAAACAGATTACGTAGACGCAATTATTAAAGCAGTTATTAAAGATGCAGAGAATAGAGATATAAATAAAATTACCATTATGCCTGCAGACATAGGTCCAAACACTAGATGGGGCAAAGATAGTGAAGAAGCAAAAAAGAAGTTTAGAAATCTTTATGATAAAGTAGGTATACAAACACTTCGTAATATTGCAAAAAAATATGGTGGCGAAGTTAACGTAGAACAAATCATAGACAGTACAAAAGGATCACTAGGACTAAGATTTTTAAATAAAGGTGTAGATGGTGAGTTTCAGGTCCTAAAAGAAACTGATATTGATCCAAGTGTAACGATTCGAAGAGAAGATTTAGGGCCCTCAAAACCACCAGAGGGACTCAATGCTTTTCTTAACGAAGAAATATTAAGAGTTGCAAAAGATTACGGACCTAATGAAGTAGTTTTTAGAAAAGAAATAGCACCAGGTCAGACTATGGAATATTTTGTAAATGTAAAACAGGGTGATGTGATAGATCAAAAGTTTGACTTAGTGCCTTTAGGTGATGCAGATAGAGCAGAGAATGCTACTATTATTATTGAAGAGTATAATCCATCAGCAGTAGACATGTTTGTTTTAACTTTACCAGAAACTAATAAACAAGCTCCGATGTATCTGTTTAAGAAAAAGAAAGGTGGCATTATGGGAGATGATAGGTTAGTTTCAATTACAGATATATATGGTGATTACTAATGGCAGAAAAATTTGATAGCACTGCAGATGTGCCTTATTTAGCACGTGATGCAAAAACAGTTGGTCCCGGTGGTGGAGAAGATTTACAAGCAGAAGATGTAGGAACTACTGTTGATATAGAACAAACTAACGACGCACCCAATGTTGAAATTATCGAAGACGGATCTGCTGTTGTAGGTGAGCAGGTAGATGACATACCCCTAGGTTTTAATTCTAACTTAGCAGAAAAACTTGATGCATCGTACATGCAAGGCTTATCTAATGAATTAATTGAAAAAGTAGACAATGACAAATCTACAAGAGAAGATTGGGAACAATCGTATACAAAAGGTTTAGACCTTTTAGGTTTTAAGTATGAAGAACGCACTAGACCTTTTAGAGGCGCATCAAGTGTAAACCATCCTATGTTAGCTCAAGCGGTTACACAGTTTCAAGCAATGGCTTATGTTGAACTTCTACCTAGTGATGGTCCTGTAAGAACACAAGTGGTAGGAGTAAATTCACCAGAACTTCAACAGTCAGCCGAAAGAGTAAAAGATTATATGAACTATGAGATTACTCATGTCATGGAAGATTATAATCCAGAGATGGATCAATTGTTATTTCAATTACCCCTATCCGGTAGTGCATTTAAAAAGATTTACTATGATGAAGTTCAAGGTAGAGCCACATCAAAATTTATACCAGCAGAAGATGTGATCGTTCCGTACGGTTGTTCTGATCTAGACGATTGTGAAAGAATTACACAAGTCGTTAAGATGACTAAAAACGATTTAAGAAAAAAACAAGTATCAGGATTTTATCTAGATACTGATTTAGAAAATTACGAGGCAGGTAATCAAACAGATTTACAAGAAAAAAAAGATTCTATTGATGGAGAGTCACCAGGCACCTACGCATCAGATGACATGGTGGAACTATATGAACTACATGTTGATTTAGACCTAGAGGGTTTTGAAGATATTAATTTAAAAAGCGGTGAGCCTAGCGGTATAAAACTTCCCTATATTGTGACAATTGACAGAGGCACTAATGAAGTGCTTTCTGTGTACAGAAACTACAATGAAGGCGATCCTCTTAGAAAGAAAAACGAATATTTTGTTCATTATAAGTTTTTACCAGGACTAGGATTTTATGGCTTTGGTTTAATACACATGATTGGTGGTTTGACAAGAACTGCTACCTCTGCGCTAAGACAATTACTAGATGCAGGAACACTTTCTAACTTACCCGCTGGTTTTAAATCCAGAGGACTGAGAATACGAGATGACGATCAGCCTTTACAACCAGGTGAGTTTAGAGATGTAGATGCACCAAATGGAATAATTAGAGAAGCTTTAATGCCTCTTCCTTATAAAGGACCTGATCAAGTCTTAATGCAACTTTTAGGTTTCTGTGTTGATGCAGGAAAACAATTTGCTGCAGTAGCTGACATGCAAATGTCAGAGATAGGTAGTTCACAAACTCCTGTTGGAACAACAATGGCACTAATGGAACGTGGCACAAAAGTTATGTCTGCTGTTCATAAAAGATTACACTACGCACAAAAGAAAGAATTTAAACTTCTTGCTAAAATATTTAAATTAGTTTTACCACCTATGTATCCTTACAATGTTGCCGGTGGTCCAAGACAAATTAAGATGTTGGACTTTGATGATAGCATTGACATCTTACCGGTATCTGATCCAAACATATTTTCAATGTCACAAAGAGTGACTCTTGCACAAAATCAATTGCAATTAGCTCAGTCAAATCCGCAGATGCACAACTTGTATGAAGCTTACAGAAGAATGTATACTGCACTTGGAGTTAAAGATGTGGAACAAATATTACCCATACCTCAAGGCCCACAGCCAAAAGATCCTGCACAAGAACACAGCGTTGTATTAATGGGTCAGCCTTTACAAGCTTTCATGGAACAAAGTCACGATTTACATATTAAAACACATAGAACTTTTATGTCGTCAGCCTTAGTAAAAACTAACCCCATGGCAGTTGTAAATTTAGTTTCTCACATTAATCAACACGTATCTATGTTGGCACAACAAGTAGTAGACAAGGCTTTGATTGAAGAAGCAGAAAAATTACGTAAACAATTTGGTGATCAGATACCACCACAAGAATTACAAGCATTACAAGCTAATAGACAAATGCTTATTGATGAACAAATTATGAAAATTACAGAGACTATGGTTTCCGAAGAAGCAGAAGCAATGCAAGAACAAAACGTCGACCCTCTAGTTTTACTCAAACAACAAGAATTACAGCTAAGACAACAAGATTTAGAACTAAAAGCACAACAACAAGGAGAATCACAAGGTCTCAGAGAGAATCAATTTGAATATAAACAAGATTTGGACGCAATGAAATTGCAAAAAGACTATGACTTAGCAGATTTAAGAGCTCGAGTTGCTTTGGAAAGGCAAAATGCCACTAAACAAGAAGGGTAAAAAGATAAAAAAGGCCATGTCTAAGACTTATGGCAAAAAAACCGGTGCAAAAGTGTTCTATGCAAGCATAAACAA